ATTTTGTTTAATCTTGTTTTAGCATAATTATACAACTGCATTCCATGTGCAGCAGATTGACAATACTCAACATTAGCAACTGCAGCATCAATTAAAACTTTTATATAGCTCATTTCTGCCAACAATGCTTGTTTGTCTGAATCAGGTTGACAAGCTTGTACTTCTAAATCACATAACACTTCATAATAAGTAGTTAGTAATCTAGTTACTCTTAGATGATTATATTCTACATAAACCTTAGAGTTTGGTGATACACTATATTTTACAATATAAATACCATCAGGAAGTTTTTCTTGACTAGTTCCACAGTTGTCTTTTTGTAATGCTAACGTGCATGCATTTAAACACATATCAAACTTATTATCAACTTTTATAAGTACAGGAACTGAGTAACCTGGTAATGTTATTAGTAATTCCTCACAATCTATTGCTAATTCTTTTGAGTATTGACTTGTATCTTTTATACACAAAAGATCACAATTTGAAACTGCTGGAATTTCTAAACTTAATATATGTTTGCTTGCCATTTCTTAGTACTTTATTACACTATATAGATAATATACAAAAAATTACAGACAATTTAAAATAAAAAGAGCAGGAGATTTCTCCCCTGCTCTAATTAAATTAAACGTTGTTATATATTACCAGTATATGTTACTATCTTGGAATACAACTTTGTTTCCGTTATCTGCAGCCCATGCTTCTAAAGCTTCCATGATTTTCTTAACTGCAGTTTGAGCAGCCGCATCACTACACTTAGCATAGATTTTATAAACATACTGGTCATTATCAAATACACCAGATGGATTATTAAATCTTGGCACAGAATGTTGTACATAATAAGCTCTATAAGTAGCTGATCTATCTACAGCTGCTAAAAGCTCATCAGACATTTCAATTTCTCTGATTCTTGCACTATCAGCATTTCCTTGGTTATAAGGACTCTGACGGTATCTTTCAGATAAAATCAATTCTCTGATAACTTCTTCACCTTTTGTTTGTTGCATAGAACCAGGAGTTCTAGAAGCAACACCACAGTCATTACATGGATTACCAGTTTCATCAAGCAATGAAGCAATGATTTCAACAGGCTCTGCATTGAAATGATCTCTAGTATCAAATGAACAGTTACCAAATACTGTATCTACATAAGCACCTACAAAATCAACACATGCTGAAATTTTAGTAGCTCCATTAGGATCTGTAGAAGCAACGTAAGTACCATCAACTATTTGTTCTACAGTGTATACTGCATCAGTAGAAACACCACCAGTAGTAGAAGTTACAGTAACACTACCAACAGTTAATCCAGCTGCACCAACAGTTAATGTAGCATCTTGAGATGCACCAGCATCAACAATAGTTACAACATCACCTTCTTGATAAGCAGCACCAGCCTGAGCAACATCATAAGTTGCAATAGGTCCTGTAGCACCACCACCAGATACAGTTAATACTTTAATTTTAGCTGCTTTAAAACCTGGACGGCTTGAAGCAGAAATAGCAGCACCATTTTTATCTACTGCAGTTGTATCATGAGTATCAACTGAATAACCAGCACCAGCAGCTAAAGTTAAACCAGACTCTAAAAGTCCGTCAACTGAACCTTCTGCTACAAAAGGTTTGATTAGTGGATCAGCTAAAGCCATCTGAGCCATAGTAGCTAAGATTAAAGCTGGATCAATATACTCTTGACCATCAACACAACATACATTTGCTGAATCAGCAATTGCATATGCATTGTGATTTAAAAATCTTAATGCAGGAGATCCCTTAACATCAAGTCTCATAAATTGTGTTTTACCACATGGAGCACAATCTGATCCTAAACATAGTTTAGCAGTAGCTTGTTTAGCTTCTAAACAGTTTGCAGCCCACAGTCTTGTAATATATCTAGGATTGATACCCTTAGATTTTACAGACTCTTTGTACCCACCGTGACCAGGATTGTTTCCAATTGTGTCTTTAGAATAGAATGAACCTTCAACTATATAAGCAAGTTCTCCAGCAGTAATGCCAGGTACGACACCACCACCAGCAACTGCTACAGTTTGCCAGTCAGCTCCATCTACTAAACCAATTTCTCCTGCGGCAAGTGCACTTGTTGAAGTTCCAGCTGCTAAATCAGCAGAAGCAACAACAAACGTCTTGTTAAATGCATTATTAAAATAAGCCATAATAAATAAATTTGTGTGAGGACCATTACCCTCACAGGTTAATAAATAAAGATTTTACCAGTTTACTCTGTTCGTAACTTTAGTGTTACTATAATAATATACAAAATAATTGTATTATATCATATATTAATTATTTCTTTCTGCAGCCTGTGTTCCTCTTTGTTGTTGATATGAATTTTCAATATCTCCAGCAATTAATGCTGCTGTGTCATCAAGTATAACTTCTACTAAATCATCCTTAAATTCACAGTTTACATTTATCACACTTACATTACCTGTATATGGATCAACACAATCAGGTATTTGTATAAGCACAGGCTTTCTATAATAAGTTAATACAGGGTTTACAATATTAAAATCTGTGTTTCTGTATATTCTTATTCTATTATCTAGCATAGTGCAAAATGTTTCACCCCATTCAAAATCCGGATTCTTTAGTGGATCTCTTAATAAAAGTGGAACATTTGCTTCTTCTGCTAAATATACTGTCATTGATCTTGGTTCAGGACAACATTCACTTGTTGCATCCGTGGTAACTCTCTTATACTCTAAATAAGAATCAATTGGAAAATTAGTTGCCTCAAAATAATTATCACTAACAGTTCCAGTTAAGGATAGTTCTATTAATAAAGGTTGAAGATCATCTATTCTCTTTTTAGATAGCTCATCTCCTTCTTTATACATATTACCTCCATGTAGATTTCTTCTACACCACTCTATTTGTGCTTTATTAAAAGCTTCAATAAATTGCCAACATTCTATATTATCATAGTCTTGACTATCTAGTTTATTTAGACGCTGTTTAATTTTAATTAAGAGTGTACTGTTTTCCATTATCTAATTTTTTAAGAGTTCCAATATGGTTCAATTTTATCTAACAATGATAAAAGTGTCTCTTCATTCTTAGGATCTTTTAAAAACTCTAAACATTCATCAGGTCTTTTACCTAGTCTTACACCACTATCAATTGGTTCAATCCAACCTCCTGCTTTTGTAACTAAAAATCTATAGTATAAACCATCTTTAATTAATGCTCTTATTTTTAATTCTTCCATATCTAATTTAGATACATCTAAGAATTGTTTAGCTGCTCTCTTTCTATTAGACTCAGCACCATTACCATTTATATATGTATCCATATTTTCATATAATACATCATTAGGTGTTGATTTAGTATATTGTACACTATCAGCATCACATACCTTAGATACATACAATAGTTTTGTTTGATTTGTATCAAACATATCAGTAAGAGCTGAAATAGCTCTGTTTCTTAATTTAGTTAATTCAGTTCTAGTTGTTAATGTTTCTTGAACTGTATCTAAATAAAATTTATGGCCAGATTGTGATGATCTAGCTTCTGCAAGTGATTTTGCTACAATAGAAAATCCTCCTGCTTTAATAGCATATAATTTAATTCTATCATATGGGTCTACATCTGCATCTAAAAACACAGGATCATTACCACATCTAATAGCTATTCTATCCCAAAACTTAGAGTTATCAGGCTTCATAACAGTTAGTTTATTCCAAAAGTCTTTATCTTCTGGATCAACTACATTAGCAGCTAACTCAGCTTCTAATTCAGAAACAACCTTTCTGATTTCTGCAATTTTAGCCTTCTTCTCTTTAGGAGGTAACATTTTTACTTCAGGAGCAAACTCATTTAATCCTGTAACATATCTCTTAACTCCATTCATTTCTAAACATGCAAGTGACTCTTCATGATATACTCCATCATGCATTGCCAATCCATATTTTTCTAATCCCATATTCTCCTTTGAAGGATTAAAATAAGGGCGTATAGCAATTGTGCTATTCTTTTTTGTTTGTTGATACTTTTCAACAATAGTGTAATCTTCCATTTTTGGTTTTTTTAAAAATTAATAATTGTTACTCACGTCAAAAGTGCAAATTTTGCACATTTTATTATTACTAATATTTCTAAAGCAAGGTTTTATCCTTGCTAAAGTTTTTGACTGTTAGTCAATAACAACTTTTAAAAGTCCTGCAGTATGATATATATCTCCTTTTTTAAGTCCTGCTGCTTTAGCAGCTGCATTATCTAAATAAGAATCTGAGTCAGCTACATCACGGATCCAGCTAATTACTTCATTTACATGTAGTAATCTTGCATTACCTGTTTCTGCTCTTGATACACCTTCATAAGCTGGGCTCTCAAACTGTTGCTTCAACTTGGTTAATTGTTTTGGTGCTCCCATGATTAGTATATTTTAAAAGGTTAAAAATAAAAAGGGAGGAGGTTTGACCCACCTCCCCTTTAATTACAATTCTTAGAATGATCCTCCCGTGATTGGGTTTCTCATTACAATTTTAAGAACTTTAGTTGGATCTTTAACCCATACAGCTGGCATGGTTTGAGTCATATATACTCTATACCCATTGAACTGACCAGTAGATGCAAACCCTTGAGTTCTTCCCATGTAGTCCATAGTACCATTTTGGTAGAACCACTTAAGTTGATTATCCCAAGAAAGTTTTAACAAGTGAATGTTATCATTTCCTTCATCAGTTACATCAAAGATAATAAAGCTAAATGAACTTAGAGGTCTACCGTCAATTAACGGATTCTCAATGTCATTAGTGTTTAAGTTATCAAATGCTGGATTCAATACAAACTTAACGTTAGCTAAGAATGGAATAGTAAAGCTTGTGTAAGCAAAACCATAATCTAAATCCATACCTGAACCAGAAACTGCTCCTATTTCAGATGCATTTTGTACTAAACCAGAACCATACACTTCATCAGCAATTGCTTTGTTGATTAATTGCATACCACCAATACCTGTTTGTACAACAAGTGATCTTTGTGGGTCTGGTCCTTTAAATTCAACTTTACCTTGGTAGAAGTTGTAAAGTTCAGATTTAAACATGTCAAGTGTAAATGAAGACTTGTTGTATACTCTCTTGAAAGAGTTATCTAACTGTGCCCATAAACCTACAGATAATCTAATATCATCTGGTCCATCTTGCTTAATTCTACCACCTTTACCCCACATTAGGTAAGTTTCAATATCCGTTGCAATTTTAGATAAGTGAGCTGCTTCCATATTTGTAATGAAAGTTCTTGTTAGAGTTCCATTTTCAAATGCTTCTCTAGCACCCGCTTTACCCATGTTTGCTACAAGTCCTTCAATACTTGGTACTGATGGATTGTTTGGATCTGTATTGAAGTTTCTCCAGATTTCAGTAACAGGTACAGTACCATCAGCGTTTAATCCACCTTTGATCATTAAATCTGCTCTTGAAGAAATTGAATAGTGTACGTGAGCTTCAGCTCCTCCTACATAGTTGTAGAATTCACGGAAACCAGAACCTGTTTCAATATCAGAGAATCTTTCACCGTACTCACCTCTTGCAGAACCTTTTCTGAAGAACTTAGTACCCTTAGCTAGATATTTATTATCTAACGAAGCTGAGTTGTTGTTGTTAACTAATTGAACAGTGTAAACAAAACCGTCACCAGCAGGGATAATATCATCCGCAGTGATGTACAATTCTAGTCCATTATACTTATCATAAGTAATAATGTCACCGTGTCCAAAAGTTCTTTTGTTGATCTTGATCTTAAAAGTAGTTCCATCAATACCTTTGCTAGCGTTAGCAGGCTCAATATCAGCTACAATGTAAGGAAGATCCTGTGCAATAGGAGTTTGCCACTTGTACTCACCTCTAGCGTTATCCACCATGATTGTGTTCTTTCCACCAAAAGAAGCCATTTGATATAAAGGCATTTCTACCTTCTGAGTCATAGCCCATAAATCAATTGGTCCCATATCCATAGGCTCAGGGTTACCAAGCATTTGGGTAAGGTGATAAGAATCAACATGTGAACTTGCTTTATAGCTTGTATCACGTAGGAAAATCCCATTATTTAAAACTGGAGTTGCCATAATTTGATTGTTTTTGATTAATAATTAATTTTCAGTTTATATATTTAATTTACTTAATTAAATTCGTTTAAATATGTTTGTAGGTCTTGGAATCTTTCTCTTAGAAGATTTTCTTGCACTTTCTTCTTCTGCTTTTGTAACACCTAATGAAGATCCACCAACATTAGCTTGTTCACTCTTAAGCTTCCTAACCGTTTTTTCAACACTCTTTTGAGCTCCCTTATCCATTATCTTTGCTTTGTAACCTTGTGGGTCTTGTAATAACCACAAAGCTTCTGAAATCAATGCATAATTAGGCTCAACAAATTGATATTTTTCTAATAAATGTCCTAATAGATTTGTATTTGTTCCACTAACAGAAGGATAGTTTGGTTGAACTAAACCATTATATAACATAGCTTGAGTCTTTCTATCAACTTTGATGTCACCTAGTTTACCTTCTTTTAATGTTTCATAGACATTTTTCATATATTGTTGTGATGCTTGTTCTTGTTGTTTCTTTTTAAGCTCTTGTTCTTTAAGCTTTTGTGCAACAACTTTTTCTTGCATCTTATCTAATTTTGGTTTAAACTTCATAGCTTGTGTTTCAAGCTTACCTAAGTCTTTCCAAATTTCAATCTCTTCTTGAATATCTTCTGCAGTTCCATATCCTGTTGCACTTAAATATTCAGTAATAATTCTTTCTTGGCCAGCTACTGATTTTGTATCAATAGTTTTAGTTTCTTCAACTTGACCCAAAGTAGTAAACAAACCTTTTAAATCTTTACCACCATCTGCTACATATTTTGCAGCAATTTGTAATTCTTGTGGTAAGCTCTGGAAAAATTGTTTTGGAGTTTCACTTCTTACTTGTCTAGCTTTTTCTTCTAGATTAGCTTCAATTAACTCTTCCCAGTCTTTAGCAGTATATTCTTCTAATGATTTATCATCATCAAATGGTACAATCTTATCATCTTTAATAAGTTTACCAAATACATCAGAGATACCACTAATTGTTTTTCTACCTCTCTTTTCTTTTTTCTCTTCTTCCTCAACTTCAGCTTCTTGAGAGCTTGGATCTAATGATTCAAAAATATCATCTACATCTGCTTCTACTTTAGTTTCAGTTTCTTTTACTTCTGTTTCATTTTCAGGGGTATTTGTTACCTCTGTTTCATTTTCAGTATTTTCTTCTTTAGCTTCAACCTTTGCATTTAGATCATCTTTATCATCTAAATCTGGATCAGCAAAAGACATATCTGCTTTTTTGTTTAAACCAGAAAAAATACTCTTTGGTTTTGCAGTGGTATCTTGAATCATATCAGCGCCACTTGGTGCAGCGTTGAATATTTCATCTAAATTTACCTCTACTTGTTCTACGTTACTATTCACAGTTTGTGTTTCAGTTGCCATAATTATGTTGGTTTTAATAATTAATACTCTTTACATTAATAATATACAGAAACTTTTCTATATTATTATCAACATAAACTTAAAAAATTTCACTAATTCTAAAAATAAATTGCAGTATATAGCTAACGCTTATTTATCATCTTTACTTTTTGGAGAATCATACTTATTTTTGTTCTCTTTAGCAATTTGAAGTTTAGTGTCTGCTATTTGTTTTGAGGCTGCTATTTTTTCTCTTTCTACTTGAAGTCTGCTTTGTTCCATAATAGACTTAGATGCATTTTCTTCACGCTTCATGTTCATCTGTTCTCTATACTGGGTAGTTTCTCTAATATCTTTCATAGCATCTTGATAATCAGATACTTGATTTTGATTTATATCTACCATAGATCCATAACCAGCTGATCTTATTTCTGCTAACAACACATCATTCTCTCTATCTTTTTGATTTTCTGCCATCTCAACTTGTAACTTCTGCTGCTCTTCTTGAGCTTTTGCTTGAAGTTGTTGCTCTTGCATTTGACGTTGTTGTTGCATTTCTTGTTCTCTCATTTTCTGCTGTCTGATTTCTGAATCTTTCAATATATCAGATACTTCAGCAATAGAGTCAGCTTTAACAATATTACCTAATTCATAAATACTTGCTCCTGTTGTGTTATTTGTAAGAGCCATTTGTTTAAGATTTTCTAGTATAGCTCTATGATTAGTTTTAGTAGTTGCAAATACATTAAAATCTCTAAGTAATAGTTCAGTACCATTAATAGCAAAATTGACCTTCTCAGCCTCTGTGGATATGTATTGTAGTCTTAAACTTGGATTTGAACTATAATAATATTGAGCTAGGTCAGTTCTCATTTGATGTACTCTTGGCATTAAGTGATCAGAATGCTGAACAAAGTACATTTCAGTTTGTGCATAAGATTGTTGCATTGCTTGTACTACACCAGTTGCAGTTTGTGCAGATACAGCTCCACCTAAACGTTGTGGGTTTATTCCAATTGCATCAAAACATTGCTGTTTAAAATAATTTGCTAATTGAATTCTTGACATCAATCTATTAGTTTGCTCCATGTTTAGAGTCTGGTAGTGATTGAAGTTGGTGGCATTCTCAGTATTAGTAATTGAAGTATCTAAAGGTAACATTTGGAAATCTTTCATTGCTACCCATGCTTTAGCATAATTATTTTTACCCCAGTCTTCTCCCATTGAGTGACGTGGTAAAGCATTTTGATCAAACATGATTACTGTTCCTAATTCATCTATCAGAATGTCTGCAATTTGGTTGTTAACCATATTGTACCCAACTTGATATGCTTTCATTAAATCAACTAATGAAGTAGATCTTGTGTTTCTATCAGAAAAAACTCTACCTTCTACAGGTAGTTTACAACCATATAAACTATTATCTCCTTTAAATTGGAATGGTAACCTTCCTGGTTTTTTTCTGTTAATACCTAAATATATTGGGTTTATGTTATCACCCATAGTAGATTGCCACATTGCTGGTAAATTTGGACCAATTTTAACCCCACCCCATACTTCATTAATCCAGATCCAATCTATATGTTCTCCTTGTAAAAGATTTTCTTTTGTTTTACTTTTAAAAATAGAAGTGTCATATACTGCTTTCTTAGTAATTTTAAATGTTTCATCTACAATCTCTTGTATGATTTCTCCATCATCTTCTACTTTTGTTAAATGACCTACTCTACGCTGTGTCTTCCAATAAATGGTTGATACCCTCATTAGGTTACCTTCACCCCACATTGAAACATCTTCATTCTCATCAAGAATTTGACTTAATATATCTCCACCTCTTGCTGGATCATTCCAGTAATTAGATGTAAACTGTCTGTATGGTAAACCTGGCATGTTTGTATTCCATTCATGAGATCTTGTAGCATCATAATATGCACCATCATTTTGGTATCCATTAACTTGATACTGTGCTGATCTTGCCGGATAAATCTTTTGTAGAGACTTTAATTGTTTCTCATCCATCAAATAACCATATTTATCTACTACATCAGATACAGTCATTAGATCAATCTTACCACAATAATTTGAATCAGCAATATATCTTTGATCTGGAGATTTTTGATAAAAAGTTAATACAGGATTCCATAGCTCTACATCATAGTCATCTTCCAGCATACGGAAATGCCAAAATTCTCTATCTGCAATAAGCATATCTCTAAACCCTCTTTCTTCAAGTTCTTGCATTTTAAATCTTTCTTCATCAACTGCAAGTTGGTGGGATGCCCACTCTTCTACCATACTTCTATAAGACTTACTAAAAAAGTCTTCTATCTCTGGTAATGATTTTAAAGCTTCTGGGTTAAGTTGTTGTTGTGCTTCTTCTGATCCTGGGTCCATACCCATTTCTATCATCTTACGTACTAAGTTTGCTTCTGCATCAGCCAATAAAGATTCTTCTATTTGAATCTTTTTTTGTTCAAGCATTTCATTATAGGATGCATCATCAACAGCTCTAAATTGTACTTTAGAATATCTTTTAGCAAATTCACCAGTAAGTACATTTATAACATTAGGTACAATAGGATAAAATTTAAGTTCTAATGCTGAATCATTTTCAGTAGTTAAAACATCCATTAAATCTTTATACTCATTGTCAGGCTCAACTATATAATCTGATTTATCAATTACTCCTTTTGCAAGTTTATAATTTTTAAGTAACCTTCTAGAGTTTACACGTAAAAACTCTATACCTTGTAATTCTAACCAATCTAAATTCCATGCTGACCAGTCATCTGTTTTTTTCTTATACGGTAAAAACTGAACAGGCTGTGTTAAACTAGAAAACGTAGGGCCACTTTCAGCTCTTGCCCCGTTTTTCATTTGCATTGCATTTAATACTTTCATCTATTTAATGTTTTTAAAGCCTGATCTTCTTATTCTCTGGTTAGATTGCTTTTTATTACTACCTATATTCCTAAACGGACTATACTTTAATTTACTTATTTTTTGTGAATTTACCAAGGAATTATCCTCTGATTCACGTCTTTTTGAGTAACCTCTGTTAGATTGCTGTATTTTTACAAAGGCAATTAATGCTCCAAATGTTACAAGTCTATCCACGTTTAGACCAGGATAATATGCAAGCATTTCTTTTAAAAGCATTGGATCAGGTATTCTTTCTACACCTAAAGTTTGGTTCATTACATTACCATTGTCATCTAATTCTTCATCAATTACTTCTCTTAAAAACTCAATAGCATAAGAGATTAAATGACTTTTAAATAAAGTACCTGTGTTCTTCCAACCATATTCTTGATATACAGTTCTGTTTGAACCAAGATCTTTTAAAAATAATATCTGTTGTTTTGGTACTAAGTATCTTTGTTTTTTTCTTGCAATCATATGTTGTATAAACAAGGATATGTTGTTCTCAACAATAGTCCAAGCATTATACCATTCAATGATCATTTCTAATCTTTCATGGGTTTTATTTATATCATCAAATCTACCACACCATGCTGCTACTATTTTATCTTTTTCAATAAACTGTTCTACATCACCACCTGGTAGTTCTCTTGTAACTTCTATAGCATTTTTATAAACATAAATACTACACAATGAATCTGATGTTGTAGTTTTACCTTCTGATACAGGGTCAATAGAAGCATAGTACGCACCAAACTCTGGTCTTTTACTTGCAGGTCTTTCCCATACAACAATAGATCCTGTCTTATCTGTTTGTTTTTTATTTACTGGAAATTCAGATATAGGTAACTTCTTAGTTCTTTTTGCAACAATACCGGATTGATCTCTATCTAATTCAATATATTCATAGGCATATTCTTTTTCTTCAATCTTTTTAAGTTGTTTACTTAATATACCCTGTGGAAATATTGATTCTTTTCTATATGCAAATGCTTCAGCAATATTTAAAGGTTTCTGAGATATTCTTAATTGGTATTGTTCACCACTTAATTCACTCTTCCATCTTTTTCTTTCTATCTTAATTGCTTCTATAGCTTCTTTAATTTGAGAGTTACCATATTTATCAATATAAGGAGGCATAGACCACTGTTCTGGAATAAATAACCCTGCCATGCCAATAGTGCCATCAGCATCCATTAGATTAGTTTCTACGGCATATATGTCATTAGCACCAGGATTTAAAATCATTTCCTTAAGTGGGTTACATTGTTCAAGATCACCCACTGATCCTGCAGCTATAAACATACCTGTAGTTACCATACCAGAAGACATTGCTGGACGCAAGTACTCATAAGTCTGCATCATATTTTTAGCAATACCAGCCTCTTCATGAAAAAAGTAAGTACATGGACCACCAACACCTGTTGTTGCATTCTTTTCAAAAGATGCACCTTGTATTTTAGACTTAAGACCTCTTGAAGTTTTTCTATTATTTACTTTTACTTCAATCTGCTGTTGCCAAAGTAATACTTTCTCTGGGTTACTTGGTCTATACCAAGCAGTGTGTTCATTTAAAAAAGTTTTATATTCTTCTAAAAACTTCCATGATCCTTTATCATTAATATAATCTTTTAGTGATGCACCTATCTTACATATAGAACCTTCTTCAAACCAATACTGGTTTATAATCTTACCCATATGAAAATATGAAGAAGCAATCTGTCTTTTTTTAAGAATGGCTGAGTGTTGGTTATTTAATTCTGCAAGTATTTCATATAAAGCCATATGATACTGTGCATCACGCACTTTTGCAAAACCATAATGTTTTTCTTCTTTATCAAAGATTGGTAAAAAATTTAACCACATATAGTAGTCTCTAGTCAAATACCATTCTTTACCCTGATCTTTGTATATAACACCCTGCCTGCATTTGTTTTTTTGATCTTCCCAATATGCAGTAAAGTCTTTAGATCTAAATGGTGCATTACAATAAAAGCCCTGCTCATTAAATGTACGGGCTTCCTTGTTGAATTTTAAAGCAACTTCTGTAAAATCATACTGACCTGGTTCTTTAAAAATACTTTCTAAATATTCTCTAAAATCAAGATCAGATTCAAATTCAGTAGTTCCCCATTCTCCCTTTTCATATGTTGGGATTATCCTACTCATATCTTATAATAGCAAATACATCCCCAGCTTGGAGAAGCAAATGCTCTACGCCTTCATGTTTCATAGGTGTAGGCATAGCATGCTCAGCATACTGAACTTCATCTCCTACTTTAATTTCTTCTACCTCAGCTCCAACACCTACTACAGTTCCTTTAAACTCTTTCTTTTGAGCTACTTCTGGAATAATTATTCCTGATTTAGTTTTAGTTT